TTTGTCTTTGATGTCGCTGATAACACCCTCTACAAACTCTTCCTCAAACGGAAGGCTCTTCTGACCAGCTGCTACGCGAACTTCATAACCGTTCCAATACTTCAACATTGCACGGTCACAGAACGACATATTCACCTTATAATTTCCAACTTCAAGTACGCGCTGTGAGAAAGCAGAAGTACCTGCCTCATCCCAACCACAGGTAGCACCATCACCGAAAGATACAGAGGTGTTCAGAATGTTAAGAGCTGCACTATGCTTTACACCAGTTTGAAGGTTGAAATGCTTTACGGAAGGTGCAGCAAAAATAGTTTTACGAATAAGAGGAAGACGTTGCTCCTCTACATAGGCTGTCAAAGCCGATACGTTAATTGCCATAGTTAAATTAGGTTTTTAAGGTTAAATTAGTTAAAATACTTTAATGCGCCAACTTTCTGCTCACTCTTAACTCTATCCTTAGCGGGCTCATCGGCTGACATTTCTAGTTCTTCTTGCTTTTGTGCTAGTTCTGCTTCTAATTCTGCAATTCTAGCGTCTCTTTCTGCTACGATTGATTCAAGCTCTGTAACTTTTGCTTCAAGTTCTTCAATCTTAGCGTCTTTTTCATCAGGTTCAGGTTCAGATTCTTCCTTTGCTTCCTCAGCAGGTTGTTCCTCTTCCTCTTCCTTAATTTCTTCGGGTTGCTCTTCTGCTTTCGGGGTCTCTTCAGCAGGTTCATCCTCTCCGCTCTTTTTGCGAAGCTCGGAAATCTTACCCTCTGCTACAACAATTAGCATATCTTCATAGACATACTCACCGTCAGCAGCAGGAGCAAAACCCTCTTCCGATTCTACAAATACTTCAACGCCCTCTGCAAGCTCTCCCTCGATAATGAGAGTGCCTTTGTCTGTGCTAATCTCAGCTAATTGAAGTAATTGTTTTCTTAACTGTAACAAATTCAAGTTCATAGTTGTTTAGGTTTATTTTGCATTGATTTAGGTTCAAAGATATTGTTCAATCCATTCATCAAAGGTCATCGGTTTATCTTGTTTTTCAAATCTCTCAGGGGAAACATCGAATAGACCTTGAAGGCTGAAACCATTAAGCTTGTCACCATTAACTATTTCATCCCATAACTCTTGATTCTCTACTTTATAAGAACAAATCCAAGAGCCATCGGGTACATCAGCAAACTCTTTTGGAGATATGCCTCTTTCTTTGTTTGTGATATAAGATTCAATCATATAAATCCCATCTACAAACTTTTCGTCATCATGTTGTAGGTTTACTGAGTTAAACAATCCTTTCTTTGCATACTTTTCAACCATTTTCGCTATTGTCTCTTTAGTAAATACCACAAAGTATTCACCATATCTTTCCGAATAACGGTAAATTGGAGTTTCAGCTAAGCAAACAACACCTGTAATAATGTGTTTAGCTCCGTCAAACTCTAATCTTACTGGCTTCTTCTCTTCATTAAAGCAAAGGAAGTTTCTTTGGACTGCCGGAACGTCCACTAAACTAATAGCGTCCATTCCGGTCTCATCCATTTCGTTAATGTGTATGAAGTAAACCTTTAATTCATCTGTTAGTTTCATAGTACTTAAAGTTTTTTAGTGTTTAAGTGTCTCTAAAAACTATATAGATAGTCTTAAAGATTTGTTAATTTTTTTAATATCTCGCTTCACTTTCTGTTACTGCTACTCTATCTTGTGTATCAGTAATGTCAGATTCTACTACATATACTTTACTGTCTTGTATAGCACCTTCAATACTTGCACCTTGAACATCTTGTGTATATTGAACAGGTGCAATAACTGAACTAACTGCACTAGCATTAGGTGTAGCAGATGAAGCGTCAGCACCACCACCTTTATCTCCAAACTTAGTCTTGGATATTTTCGATAACTGTAGTCCTCCTGTAGTTGCCATCAAACCTGACATTAAAGCACCTACAATAACGTTTGCAGGGAAAGGTAATTGCATAGATGAAGCCCAAGCAGAAGCGATACCTGCTAACATATTAACAACCGTAGCTCCGTATTGATATTTCTTCTGTGCCTCAAAACCCTCTTTGTTACTAGTATCTTGTTCATTACCAAGTTCAGTAAGCATAGTACCAATCGCATTTAGACCTACAGCAGCAATTTGTGCATAAGCAGAGAAAGCTTCTTTACCACCTTTCTTGATTTGGGTATGTAATGTTTCCCAGTTTGCAGTAAGTGTAGCAATATTTTTCAAGATAGTACCCCAAGCAGGATTATCACTAAACTCACCTAGTGCTAAAGCAGAAGCGTTAATAGCCTCTGTTATACCTTTAGCCATTAAAGCCTCCGGTGAAGATGTATCTGTTTTCTCAGCTATAGAAGCTCTTGCAGCGTTCATCTTCTCTGTAAGACTTAGGATTTGTTCATCAGTTAGGCTATCTTCTGTCTCTAGTAAGTACTTAATGTTATCTACGTAGTCTTGAACATAAGCAGTTTGTAGTTCTTTCTTACGATTATTAAACTCTTGCTCACTTATAAGTTTTTCATCGTACTGAGACTGTAATCTTGCTAATTCTAGTTTATGAGAAGTATCAATTAAGTCAATAGAAGTTTTTATACGCTCTTCTTGTTCTTTCTTAGCAGCGTCTTTCTGTGCTTTTTCACGTTCTTTTGCATAATGGTCTTCAATAGCTTTTCTATCTTTCTCATACTGCTCTTGGGAAATGATTTTTTTCTTCAAAGCGTCATCTAGTAAAGCTACTTCTTTATCCAAAGACTTCTTAATTTCTGCTAATCGTTTCTCTAATTCAGTAGCACCATATAAAGAAACTTTGTCATTAAGTTCTTCATATTTCTTTCTGATTTCTGCAACTTGTTTAGCATACTCTTCTTCTGCCTTCAAACGTGCCTTTCTTTCTTCCTCTGTCTCAGCTAGTCTCTTTGCTTTGTGTTTGTCATACCCTTCATAATAAGCAGCAGCAGTAACTTCTCCAATTTTCTTGAACTCGTCACCTACACCTTTCCATTCATCTACAAACTCAGATTTCATGGCTTTTCCTGCTGCTTTCAGTTTATCAGCAAAGCCACCTTCCGTAGATGTGTAAGCTTGTATTGCAGACCAAACAGACTTAAATGGTGCTACTACATAAGTTACAATAGCCTTACCTACACCTATCATAGTTTGCTTGACTGCTGCCCATCCTGCGTTCAAACCACCTACTACAGTATCTGATATTTTTCCTAGTAAGTCAGTTTGTCCGGTAACTTTCTCTAGCCACTTAACAATATCTTCAAAGTGAGCAATAAGCATACCTAAACCTACTACAAGAGCACCTAATCCAGTAGATACAATTGCTGACTTTAGACCATGTGTAGCTCCTGTCGCACCTTTTATTGCTAAACTAAGTCTCTTAAAAGCCTTAACACCATTATCTAGTGCCGGAAGAGCCTGAGTAAGAGCCATGAGAGATTGCATTTTCTTTAATGATTCTGCAACCTCTTCATTCTCTGCACCAAATAAGTTTAACGCTGCTTGGGCTGCTTGGAAACCTGCAACCATACCACCTACCGTCTTAGTTACATTTCCTGCAATTTGTCCGAAATCCATAGCATTTGCATTGATTTCTTCCATCTGCTCTTTTAAGGTGTGTTGTATTTCTGCTGACTGTTGAAGGGCTTTATTGTATTCTTCTGTTCCTTGTTCAGTATTAAGAAGAACATCACGCAAGTCTTTTAATTCTTTGCGCAAATCTTTAACTGACTTTTGTGCATTGTCAGTATCAATTCTTAAAACTCTTACATTATCCATAATTTATTTATTTTGTTTAATTATAATATAGGATAGTCACGCGTCTCATGCCAACCTTCTTTATCCGTTACCTTTATTCTTAGGTACGTATTATTAGCAGAAGACATATTTGTGGTCAATGATACTAAGTATTCATTTCGGAACCATTCATCATCTCCCTCTGCAATCATTACCTGTTCCTCTCCCCAATCGTTTCCTAAGCTGTATGTACCCACTCCATTAGTAGATATTACCACTGTAGGCTTATTTTCTAAACCGTATGTATCTGTAGCACTCCATTTAAGTTTAAGTGTACGTGCTCCTGAGACAATTCTAGTAATTTCTTGACCACTGGAGTTTTCTAGTATAATACGAGGATAAGGATAAGTTGAATACCTAACTACATTAAACGAAGTCGTATAGTATTTGTTCTTTAATACAACTGCAAATTCTTTATCTTCACCATCCAAGTACTCAGATACGCACTGGTACAATACATAACCATTATTTATAGTAAAAGTTACACCATTCTTTGTGAAAGTTTTTAATCCATTTTCAAAAGTTACATCGGAAACAGATTCAACTGACCCAAGTGTGAGCGGATTAGCGTCAGTACTATAATTTAGATATAAAGTATAATCCCAACTTAGATTTAACCTATCCACTCTATGTAAGAAACTATCATTTCCATAGGCTTCTACATCTTGAATAGTAACTAAGTCAACTTTAGTCGGACTAGAAGAAGTAACATCATAATCATATATCTTATTAACTAAGCATATTTGATTTCCTAATTTAACTAGATTGCTCCAACTAAAATTATTATAGTCCGAAGGGCTTAAATCTACATAGCAGGTTATCAATTTATTTTGAACATTATATCTCTCTTCTAAGTATTTCTTCCAAAAATTATTATATATTGAATAACAGCTGCCGTAGTTAGCATTGTAAGTGTAATTTTCACTAGGAATATTAAACACGCACATTTCATTACCATACACTATATCTAATTTAGGATATTTGCTAGTACTAAGTCTTGTATTATCAGTGCTCGATTGATTATAGAAATATTTATTTGTAGATTCTTGCAAATAAGTATCATCCGTAATATAAACAGACCTTAGATTCATAAATGGGTCTGTATCAAAATTAGTAGCTCCAGTGTAGAAGTAGTAAGAACCAAATATATCAACCTGCTTATTATCCTCATCCTTATTATATACAAACAATTCTTTAGGGAAGCTGTAAACTATTTTATGTTTTCCGTATAGATTGTTCCAAGATAATACGTTATCAGTATTAGTCATAGATAGAGTTATCTTATCAAATAACTTAGTAGTCTCGGTATTAAAGTTATAGTCAGTCTTTAACTTATATTCACCAAAGTTCATTCCGAATTTATCTGAATACTTCTCTCCTAGATACGTGTCTAACTTCTCATAATTAAAACTAACATACTTATTTTCAAATGTAATTGGCTTTATATTAAAATCTTTAGACTTATCTACCTTATTAGTCCAATCAATAACTGAATAATCGGAAAAATACTCTGTAAAAGGCTTAAATATTATCTTCTTATTCAACTCATCTACGCTAATAGAGATACGATACATTTTACAATACTTTAAGATTTCCTCAAACAAATTATATTTATTATTCCAAAGGTTATTTAAGGTAATTCTAGTATTACTTCGTCTAGTATAATCTGTCTCAGCCGTAATCGTACTATTGTCCGTATCTACTAATTCAGTCAAAGGAGTTACATACGTATAGCTATCACTTTCTGTGTACTTAGTCATAAATCTAGGTTCAGTATTAGCCCATTCCGCTGTTATTTGAATTTTAAATTTATTAGCAGTTGACTTTTTTAATAGATAACTAAAATTAGGATTTATAGTGATATACCGCTTTCTGTTTGGATAAGTTCCAGTTCTAGTTAGCTCACCATACAACAATTTCTCCCAAGAGCTACCTAATGTATCTTTAAAAATACAATCATTATCCATAATAGCATACGTTTTAACATAAATGGAAGCGTTTGTTTCAGCATTTAACAGATTAACGTAAAGTTTTAGGTAGTTTTTATCGCTCAATCTTAAAGAGTAGGGGTCTGATGAACCTTTATCTAGTAACTCCAAACCTAAATTATAACTTAGAATTACAGAGAAATCATCAGACACAACAAACTTTGATGGATAAACATTGAAATCCTCTACTAATTTAAATACCTCTGCTGTAGTAGGTATCATAACATCCCAAGTGGTTCTATTCGTGGTAGTTTTACCTTGCCAAGTCCAAGTATAGGTAGTAGGATTATAATGATTAACTAGTGTTTCCGATTTCTTAGTATTGAGTGGACTTAACATATATACTAAATTGAACCAGTATGGATTATATTTATTAAACCATGATTCACTAAGCTCAAATGTATATCCAGTAACTTTCTCTGCTTTATTTTGAAAAATCTGAAATAACTTATTGAAGTATATGTAAGGTAGTTGTAAGTAACTCCTATATTCACCAATTTCTCTAGGTAATAGTCCATCAGGTATAACAACGTCAGGGTCTATACCGGTGTCATTCTTAAACGAATCCCCTAGAGTGTCAGTAAAATTGCTACTTGATGATGAGGAATGCTGATAAGTTGTATAATCAAAGCCCTCACTGAAAGAGTTATTAGGTGCAAAACCAATAATGTCAGTTACCTTATATGCTGGATGTATAATAGGTGTACTAGTTCCGGGTGGTGTGTACCATTTTGGAAATAGTTTAGATTGTACTTGACCACCTACATTCCAACTCTCATAAACAAGATTACTATTTATATATTCACTAACATATTCACTACCATCAAGATAGTAATCATACTCCTTACTAGTCTTATCAAAGGTGATTTTTTTCAAATCTTGAAACACTTTACCTAGTTGACCGAACAAGGTTAATTCATAAGTACCCTTTTTATTAGACTGCTTAATCTCATTCATTTTAGCATAGCCAGTCATAATCACTGAATCAGACCACTGTAATCTAAAATTCAGTTTTTTGTACGGGTCAAAGTATAGTCCTGTAAGGGGTTGTCTCTCTGTTAAAGCCCAATCATATATAATACTATTATTACCGTTCTTCCTATGACTAAAACTAACTACGTATGTTTCTCCCTCAACTAGACCTAAGCCTGCTAAGTCCCATTGTACAAAGTAAACTTCTTTATTGTCAGCCTCAGATGATAAATCTCTAAAGGAAAACTCTAATCGGTAATATCTTGTAGAATCATAAATAAACTCATAGGTGTGTGTATCATTATTACAGGAATAATCTTCTTTAGCTGTATATTCCCAATTAGCATTTTGAAAACCTAACTGTAAATACTGAACAGCTAAATCACAAACTATCTCACCACTCACTAGACTATCATCTACGTAACCTGAACCATCCCATTTTTTAATTCTAGAAGGAGTGCTAATTAGACTAGATGATGTTTTAGCTGATATAACCCTATCCGGATTATATATATGACCAAATAGTTTATGATTGTTTTGAGTGAAAGGAATAGATACTGTCTTACTCCAATCATTGATAATGGTAGTAGGGTTTGATAGGTCTTCAAATTGTTTAGTTATCGCAACTTGTACAGACTCATTCAACTCTACTTCTTTATCTTCTATAAATAATCTGAGCATTTTAATCTCCTTTCTTTAATAAAGTATGTTTTGTGTGTTAGTCTGTTCAAGGTCAAGAGTAATGTTAATCAATTTTTTCTGATTATGATAATTCTTCTCTACGTAATTACCCTTAAAGATAACATCATAAACTTTGTCGTACTTTGTATCTATAAGTTTAAGGATAGGACTAACATACAAACTTTCATAGAATGGATAGAGACTTTCCTTAATCCAACCTGTAGTGATTTTCCATTTAGGCTGAATAGTTACATTTCCCCTACGTCTAGTGTTCATGTAGTTCTGTATCTCATCTACCTTAATATCTTCACTGTAATCTGTAAACTCTGAAAATGGTTGAGACTGGAATGAACCAAGCCTATCCTGCCAAAATAGGTAATAACGACTATAACACCTTTCAAACAAAGCAACCTTAGAGTATCTCATATTTGAGGGTGTATTAGAGAAAGTACTTACAAGCCATAACTCTATATCATCCGTATATCGAGTGTTCTGTCCTACCATCTCACCTATTGTGCTCCTGTAAGTAGATGTCATATATTCACGTCCTAAGTTATCAAGTAAATTAGTAATGAGAGGGGATTCTACGTCACCATCTCCTGCATCAATTGCACGTAATTCTAATTCCTGTATAGCTCTACCATGTTCAACTGTAATACCGAATGGAAAACTAGAATAAAACATAGATTGTTCATCATCATATAGAGGGTATCTAGGTATTAAAGCACACTTATTGTTTGGATTAGAATTATATCTATTAAAACCTTGAAGAGCTACAGTTACATGTCCTCTCATAGAGGTTGATATATCAAAGAACACACTACTTGGATTCATGTATTGTTGATTTTGTGGTCTATCATTAGGATAACCATAAACATGTGATACCGTAACTTCATTACTAGTAACCCAAGTACTACCTGTATATACTTGAACGAAATATATAGTAACCAAGCGTACATTATTAGACCCCGAATAATTTGTATTTCTAGCAAAAACTTCTACATCATTTCTGACTATATCTGTAATGTCAAAAGTATGGTAACGCTCTGAACCATTTGCATAGAAGTTTCCTGCAAATACTATCCTAGTGTCTTCGCGCTCTCGGTCATTTTCCATCCATTCTCTTACTCTATATTGGTAAAGACCCTTTGGAAGTGCGGTAGAGTTAGGATAAGTAACAGATACGGTAATGTTATTTTCATTTAAGTATCTCATAATAAAATTTCTTCATTTATTTGTTCTTGCAGCTGTGTGGCGAGTACATCTATAATCGCCTCAATCAAATCATCTGCACTATCTATCGTCTTCTGTAATAGCTTAGTTGGTGAAGTACCGTTTAATGATATACTTCTAGCTATTACAAATGCTAAGCTTCTTGTACTAGGAACTTTACCATTTATGGCGGCTGGAACTATTCGCTTAACTGTAATCCATTCCTCTATAGCTGAGACTGGAGGAAAGTGAGGTTTAGTTCCATTCTCTAAGTACAACCAATACTCCGGAATACTGAACCACACCTCTAAACTCTTTCCATCAAATGTACACTTATAGCTAGCAGAATTTTGTAAGTTTCCGCTAGCCTTGTGTCCTGTATCTTCAATCTCTTTTTTATAACGCTCTAGAAGTTCCTTAGCTAAATCTCTAATTTCTTGTGAGACTTTCATGTTAATTCCTCCTGTGACTATTCATTTGTTGCTTAATCATTTTCTCCTGCTGCCTTTGAATTAGAACTTGGCACGAAACTAGATAGAAGACGGTACTGATGTCATACTCCATAGCAGCACTAAAAGTTTCATTCGTTATATCACAAAACTTTAAGATAAAGGCAGTAACACCAATTCCGCTGAGGTCTTGATTAGATTGATTATTCGCTCCTTGTCCTCCTTGCTCAGCGTCTTGTCCTTCTTCACTTTCTTGATTGAAGAGGACTGGAAAATTTCTATGAATTTGGCAAACTGAGCGGTGAAAAAAGACGTGATAGAATTTGCAACAGGAATAGGTACATTTTCCATATCCTTAATCACCTCTGACATATCATAGCCATCATTATACTTGTGTCCTTCCGGTACTACAAATACTGAAAGAAGTTTTGCAGTATCATTGTCTTTTACATAATTCATAAAGTCTATGTACTGTGCAGTTGTAATATTTCCTAACAAAGAGGTAACATCATATTTCTTTCCACGTAATTCAAAGTGCTTAGGTGGGATAGAGGTTGGAATTTCGGTTTTTAAGAAACTCAACTTTTTCAACTGTTCATTAAAATCTTGTAGCGGTAGGTCTGTTACATCATCACCAAGGATTAACTCTGCCATAGCTACAACCTTTTCCATCTCATCCTCCATTTCTAGAACCGTTTGTAGTTCTTTGAACTGGGATAAAGTTACATTATACCAATTCAGCTCTTTAACATTCAACATAACATTACAAAATATTATAAGTTCCTTTCGTAATACAATCAATAGCTAGTAGAGTAGCAATAATACAGTCATCGTGATAACCTTGATGAGCGTTATATGTTCTCTTACCATTGTTTGTAATCTTCATTTCATACATTTCAAGCTGTACAATCAGAGTAGGGTCATCTAGTATCTGTACCTGCTTATTTTGTACATAAACTTGAAAATTATTGATTAACTTTTCTTTACTATCATTGGTGGTAGTAAATCTTAGAAGCATTACAGGTAATTGTTCAGCTTTTATGGCTTTATCTAGTAATCCATAAAAGATTTGTCCGATACTATTAGATTCTACCTGTACTTTAAGAGGCTGATACTCCTTTATAAGACTAATTATAAAGTTTATTGTTTGTGTCTCATCCTTATCGGAAAAGTGATATAGCTTTACCATTTCCCTGTTATTGTTAAAAATGGCTATGGCTGTTTCATCTTGACCTTGACCAGAGCCCCAGTCAATACCAAAATAGTAGTTAGTATTGTCTTTGTTATAGTTATTACTTACTACTCCACTGAAATCACCAAACACACCACCTTCATTATCTAAAAACTCACCTAGGTACTCAGTGCGGAATTTAGCTATAGGCATTGATTTCCTATATTCCTCTAATTTATCAGGTGGTAGTAAGGCAGATGTATCATACCTAGGGTCTGCCCAGTCATAAGACAAAACTTTAGTTCCATTCTCAAAGCCTCTCATATAAGTTGTATAGAAAAATCCTGTCTTGTGATATGGTGTAGATACAACTACTACAGGTGCTTGACTAACATTCACCCAAGGTAATGTATCATAAATAACATCATCATTCACATAAGCTGCCTCATCTATACAATATATTCCGGTAACTGTAAATCCCCTAAGCGCGTCTCTCTGTTCTGCTGACTTAAAATAGATTTCACTACCGTTCTTTAACTCTACTACAAGGTTTAAGTCATTGTGTCTTCTGTAAATCTTAGTAGGTTGCAATATGTTCTTTACTGACCTAAATAATTTACGTGACTGGGATAATGTAGGACTAAGACAAATGGAAACGGTCTTATTTCGCTCTATAGCAGTTCTTATCAGCAGTAATTGAAGCAACGTGGATTTACCAATCTGTCTTCGTGATTTAATGACATGAGTGTAGCCTTTCCAATGCTGTTCTAAATTACTAACAACGTCTAACTGCCACTGAAACAATTTAAGGTTTGCACTTACTTTTACTTTCTTCTCTTCCATAACACATCCCCTTCTTCTAGTTATTCACCAAGTCCGAAGTCCAGTTTAATCTCAGCGTCACCCTCAATCTTGACTTTCTCGGTATAAGCTCCGTTCATCTTGTTTTGGGTATCTATCGCCTTAATTGCAGAACTTCTATCACCTGTCTTCATGCTATCTTCAATGATACTGTCTAAGCGTCCATTGTTCATAGCAATAAGTGTTTCCTTGGTCTCTTCGCTTCTTAAAAATTTTAGGGTATCTTGAATAGCTAACTCTACCGTCTTTCTCCCTAGTCCCCATTCGTCTGTAAATTTATTGACCATTGAGATATAAGACATACCCGAAGCCATAGCCTGCAAGATTAGATTTCTACGCGCCTCCAATTTCATCGGGAGATTGCTGTTCTCCTCTTTCTTCTTGTGACTGTCTGCCATAGTTCTTTCCTTTCTGTTTAGGTTGTTTAGGTTTTTGAGCCTCCTTCTCTAGCTCTTCTTTAACTTTCTTCGCGCGTTCCTCTTTCTCTTTGAAGTAAGGAACAGCTAATTTTTTGATAAAGTCTAAGCAGCATTTAGGACATCCATTATGAGTATATAAAATACCAACCTCTTTAGCTGCGTTTGTTAATTCCTTTATCTCATTTTTGGTTAGCCCTCTTATGAAGTCTGCATTAGTTGCTGTATAAAAATAGCTGTCATATTTGGCTAACGTAGTAAATACTGAATCTTTCATCTTAGTCTATAAATTTTTTATAAATCCATCGTACAAGGGAAATTCCAATATCCCTCATACATAATATAGTATCTTTGTAAAAGTCGCAAAAAGTGCTATTTACTAAGGCAGCAGCAATCCAAAGCAGCGTAAAATGACCAGTACACAATAGATAAATCATGCTAGCCCAAAATATTTGACAAGTTTCGCAATCTAGTAAATGAAACCTGTAATCACTTTTCACAATTTTTCCTTTTGTTAGCAACCAAGATAATCCCTTCTTAGATGATTCCGGAAAATCTGTTATTCCAGTGATAACCGTGAAGATTATACCGATTGCTAATAAATCTAATAATGTCTTTATCATAATTTATGCTGATTTTATATAATGTCCTTTCGCGTCTCTAGGTCGATTTCGTGCAATATCTGATAACTTTGCCTTATGCTCTTCTGAAAAAACACGACCTTTCAAAACCTCACTTATTTTTCTTTTCGTTTCCTCCGTTGGTTTATCAGTGCCTCTTAATCGTTTTGTTTCTACTGTACGTGCAGCTACTTCGTGGTCTTTCATAGGATTGTTAGCTTTCATTCTATCTGATGTAAGCTTCTTCATGTTATCTGACATCTTTCTTCCAGTATTAGCTTTACTAATATTACGTCTCCATTCATCTGTCATATTTTTTGTAGGATTATTAGCTTTCATTCTATCGCTAATGTTTTTCTTAAACTCCTCTGTATGATGAACACCGAGACATCCTTCTCCTCCTAAAGTCATATTATATCCGTTTTCGTAGGTATGAAATTTCCTAATATAAAACTTCTCAAAGAAATCAAGTTTTTGCTTTAACTCTTGCTTATCTTCTAAGTCAATAGTTACTAAAACTTCATACTGGAAATTTTCAAAACCATATTTCTTTATAGCACGATGAAAAGCACAATCACCACCTTCCATTCTTCTGTGCTTAGCCATTCTCGCTTCCGGTCTAATAGTTTGTCCGATATATGATTTACCGGAAGGACTTGTATATTTATAAATTATTCCTGTCATAACTTAATCTCCTTTCCGTACTTAGCTTCATACAATTCTTTTACGTTCTTTCGTGCAGCCCAAATAAGAATCTTCAAACTAGCTGCTGATTTGTATGAACACCCTGCACCATTAAAGCACTCTAGGATTTTTTCATAATCTCCATCATAAGCTAAGTAGGCTAACACTAAATTACGGTCTTTAGGGTCTGCTTCATTCATTATCAGTTTCCAAGTGCGCATAAATTTTAGTGCAAATTCGGGGTTGAACCAATTATACTTAGGGTCATCAAACATATCATTCATATAACCGATATATTCTTGGTTAATATCTTCATAGCGTCTTTCCATCATAGCTATATATTCAGATATTCTACCCTTTGCCTCATCATATAAAAAATTCTCTATCTTCTTCATAACATTATTCTCCCTTTAATAATCAATTTCTTCTTTGTCTTTGCTATCACTACCAAAAAATGACTGCCAAAAACTATCCTCCATCGTTACAAATCTTTCTCTGTAGCGATTGTATTTCAGATAAAGCGTGGAAGAATCTGAGATAATTTGTCTGTGAATCAGTCCGGATATGTAAGCTGAAATACTATATACACCTTGCTCATATAAATCATCCCATTTTTCTTGTGGTACTTTACAAATCTCTAAATATATTTCTTGGATTTTGTCAGCAGTGTCGCCTTGTTTAATACTCCTCTTCAAAAGATAAGTCGTATACCACTCAACAAGATGAATCGCAACTATCCATTCCAAAATATCTTCACGCTTTCCAGATTTAAGCGGAATATCTTTTGTAAGAACACGGTTATCATAGTTCCAATTTCTTCCGCTCTCTTTCTTTAATTCTTTCATATCATCAATTTTTTAGTTTACTTCATTCTAATAAGAGAAGGGGAGATACTACAACTTCATCG